CTTCTCTCACCACGATATTTTTTTGATATCGTTTAATTTTTCCAAAAAAACTAGAGGTAGTACATGACTAAAAAGAAAGGTCGTAAAAGTAAATTCTCGGAACCAGTCAGAGAGAGAATTATTGAGGCTCTAAGAGCTGGGACCACCTATGAGATAGCTGCTCAATATGCTGGTATCTCTCGATCCACTTTGTACGAGTGGATCAAAAAAGGTGAGGGATTCGAAACTGGTATATATCGGACTTTTTACGACAATCTAAAAAAGGCAGAGGCAGAGGGGGCAGTGGTCCACCTTGGGACCATCTCCCAAGCAAGTAGAAAAGATTGGAAAGCTGCAGCTTGGTTATTGGAACGTAGACACGGTTACTCTAAGGCTGGAGTAAACCGAGCGGAGGAGACCACAAAAGAGAATCCTCTTCCATCCTCAATGTTAGATCTTCTCAAGTCTCAAGCTGTAGAACTTAGATCCTCAATGGCTAAAGCGGAGAGTTCACAATCTTGGCAAGCATACGCAGCTCTCCAGAGACAACTCCTACAAGTGGTCCAGCAGATTAGACAAATCGAATCTGAAGAGGGGAGAGGAGATGAGTTAGATGGGTTAACAGATGAACAACTATTAACGGAGATAACCTCCGCTATAGTTTCTCTACCTCCAATCCTAAGACAAAGACTAGAGGGAACGATTACCAATATAGGAAACATTATTCCAATGAAAGGGGCTAAGTAATGACAGTACTACAGATTATCCTTATCTCTGCTATGGGTGGATCCTTGCTAACTACTGGAGCCCTCCTAGCAATTGAAAACAGATCCGATAGATGGAGAGAACAAGAGGAGAGTAGCCTGGAAGTGATCAATACTTTAAGTACTCTCCAGGCTACTATCCAAAAAGAGGAATTAAGCATTAGACAGAATCTGACAGCCCCAGATCTATTGGAGGTCCCCTGTGGGGAGGACTATATGGAGAAAGCGGGAGAGGGTCTCTGTAGAGAGATGTTCTGTAGACTCCAAACCAGAGAGGGAGATGGTGCATCTCAAGCGGAGTGTGAGGAGATAGCCAATCTTAACAATACTCTATCTCTGATCGAGGCTTGCAATGCTTTTAACCAAGAGCTGGATCAGTGTGTCAAGATTCTGGATCTGAGAAAATAATGTGTGAAGTGTGCGGGTGTGATCCGTGTGACTGTGATGGGGTCAATGATGAATTTCGGTTCTTGGGTACAGATGGAACTACTGAAACACCAAAAGAATATAACTTGGCTAGCACACAGGATCGGATCACATCCCAGTCTACTCTGTAAGTGGAGATCTGGATTATCCAATCCTAAAACAGAGTACTTTTTTCTGGTATGTAAAGAGATCAGCATACTTAGAGGAGAGCCCATTGAGAGAACCATAGTAGAGGGAGCCTTGGCAATGGGGATCAAGTTGTGAGTATTAGAAACACTACAAAGAACTTACGGAGATTAAGGGACAGAACTAGGCTAAATCCATTAGCTTATTTTTGCCCTACTCCTCCTCAAGAGGCTTGGTTAAAGGATCCAAGTAAGATCAAATTACTATTGGGAGGGAATCAAGTTGGTAAGACATACGCTCAATGTGCTGAGATTCTCTTTAGATGCCTTGGTAACCATCCTTATCTACCTACAGATCCTCCTCCAATCCAATGCTTTCTAATTACTCACTCCCACCAGCAAAGTGTCACGATACAAGAGAAACTCTATGAGATGACTCCAAAGGATTCTCTTCATCCAGATTGTGAGTTTGTTCCAGGTCGAGGCTTTAGGGGAATTCATCCAGTAGTCAGATTTAACAATGGATCTATGATTCACATTAAGACAGCCAATCAAGGGCTAGGGCTAGCCTCTGCTACTGTGTCCTATGTCGCTATAGATGAGCCAGTATCTCAAGATGTATGGGGAGAATTAGCTGCTCGTGTTCTAAGGGGAGGGGCTGGAGGTAGTACTGGGACTATAGGGATCACTATGACTCCAGTGGGACAAGATGTAAGCTACCTTAAGCAGTTAGTGGATGATGGGAGAGTCACTTGTCATCAAGCCCCATTAACTGTAGAGAAAACTACTCCCAAATTCTGTAGACCTATTATCTCACAGGAACAGGTAGATCGAATCTCTCAAACCTATCTCCCAATAGATAGAGCTGCCAGGCTTAATGGAGATTGGGTAGTGGGTATCCCAGAGGGGAGAGTCTTTGATCAATTCTCGGAGGATATGATATCCTCCAATCCAGCTCCCCAAGGAACCTATACTTTCGCTGTAGGAGTGGACCACGGATCACAGCCTAATTCTCAAGTGGCTCTTTTAGCTGCTGTAGAACTTACAGATCCTCAAAACCCTTGGGTCTATGTATTAGATGAGTATGTATCTGGAGGGGCTCCACCAGAGGCTCACGCTAGAGCGATCCTTGAGATGCTTAGTAGGAATCATATTGAGTCCTCCGCATGTAGATGGACTGGAGATAATATTCACTATGGATCTGCTGGTGGTTCTGGTAAGATGTCCAATAGTCTCCTAATGAGAGCTTTCGAGAGGGTTCTACAGTATCCCCAAGGTAATCTCCCCTTTAGAATTAGAACCATAAAGAAGCCTAGATATAGTGTATATTATGGGAGTGCTATGTTACATAGCATTATGGCTCGGAGACAGTTCTTTATACATCCTAAATGTGAAAGGACTATTCTATCAATTCAGAGATGGACAATGAAAAGAAACCAAAGCGCTAGATCAAAAGATGAGTATGGACACTGTGTAGATGCTTTGAGATATACCGTAGTACCAACTCTTGAAAACACAAAACGAAATATTCCATCAAAATTGAGGATCTATTAAATGTATTCCAATATTCCAATTAAGCCTTTCGCTCCTACAGACCAAGACCAACAGAGATGGGAACACTCCTCTCTAAGAAAGAGATTAATTATAGGAGCTTGGGAGAATGATCTGGAGGATGAACTCTCTAGGCATCTCCCAGCAGATAGGAGAGAGGCTTGGGGTCCAGCAGATCTATCCTCCAATCCCTTTGAGCAGATCACAAGACAGTTATCAGTGTTGTATCACGAAGTCCCTAGTATAACTAACCTCAATGGGGACATATCGGATCTAACTGCTAGAGAGGGCTTGGTTACTAAAGCGGGATTGTGGCAGCTCATGCAAAGAGCCCAGCAGATGGTAATTGGACTTAGAGAGACAGCTATTAGAATAGATGTGAATCCTCATACTGTTGGAGGGTCAACACTTGCGGAGGGGATACAGTATAGAATAGTCACTCCAGATCTATTATACTGTGAGGCTCATCCAGATCAGCCAGATATCCCAGTCTACTATCAAGAGGCTAGACTTCGAGTAGATGAAAAAGGGAAAAATAGATGGGTAGCGGATGTACTAGATATTAGAAACCCTAATAATCCAATATTTGGGATGTATGTAATAAACCAAGATGGGAGTTTGGGTGAGGATGTCAGTGAGATGTATATGGGACATCCTACCCATAGAGGAGAGGATTATCCTTATCAAGATTCTAATGGGGTTCCATTTCTCCCAGTAGTATTATATCACGCTGAAAAAACAGGCTTTCTCTGGGATTCATACAATGCCTCTCAGATGGTCTATGGGTCTTTAACCAGTGCAGTGTTATACTCTATGTGGGTTCACCTTGTAAGAGATGCTTGCTGGTCTCAAAAGTATGTAGCTGGATTATCTGTAGCTGGATTATCACAGATGGACCAAAATGAGATAGCACGGAGATCCAGTATAGCAACGGATCCAAGTTCCATCCTAGTGTTTACACAGGATCCAGATGCACAGGGACAGCCTCTAGTAGGTTCTTTTTCAATCCCTACAGATCCTCACGCTCTATTGGAATCCATCTCTAAATATGAGATGAGAGTGGGTCTAGCAGCTGGATTATCTCCCTCTGATATCTCAAGACAAAGCGGAGATCCTAGAAGTGGATACAGTTTAGCCATTTCTAAGAGTGGACAA